GTTGATGCTTTTGCCAGTCTTTCAGTCTTAGATTTAAAAGTACAAGATGATTTAACAGTAACAGATGATCTTATTGTTAATGGTGACATAGACCTAGAAGGTTCTATTGATGTTAATGGTACAGCTAACTTAGATGCTGTAGATATAGATGGTGCTGTAAATATGGCTTCTACGCTACAAGTAGATGGCAGTATAACTTCTTCTGATGGAGCAACTATTACTGTTAATGACAACAGCGAAGCTTTATCTTTAATATGTACGGATGCTGATGCTAGTGAAGGTCCGATTATGTCTTTTTATAGAAACTCGGCTAGTCCTGCTGATAATGACGTTTTAGCTCAGTTATATTTTCAAGGCGAAAATGATGCTGACCAAAAAGTAAATTATGGGGTTATAAAAGCTGCAATTCAAGATGCTTCTGATGGCACAGAAGATATGAAACTAAGTCATAAGACACTGGTTGCTGGAACTGAAAGAGAAAGAATGACACTTCTTGGAACAGAAACAGTATTTAATGAAGATTCTGTTGACTTAGATTTTCGTGTTGAATCAAATGGCAACGCTAATATGCTGTTTGTTAATGGCGGTACAGATAAAGTCGGTATCGGAACAGCATCACCAACAACTCAAATTACAGCATCTACTTCAGCAAACATTTCACAAGTAGCTATTACTTCAAGCTCAAACGCAACAGCTTGGGATGCAACAGCAGCAGCTAATGCATATTATGTTACAAGTGAAAATACAACTATATCTGCTCCAAGTAATGCAGTAGAAGGAGCTATTATTAGTATTGAAATTGCTCAAGGTGGCACAGCTAGAACAGTTGCTTGGAATACTGTGTTTGAGTTTGCAGCCAGTACAGCACCTACTGTTACAGCAACAGCAAATAAAACAGATATATTTGCATTTAGATACAACGGATCAGTTTGGCAAGAAATAGGCAGAAGCCAAAATATGGCTCAAACCTAATATGGAAACCCTACAGAGAACAGCAAATCGAGGAAGTGTCTCGACTGGGTATGATATTGATAACTCTTTGAAGTTAGAAGCTGATAATACTGAATCACTTACTCGTTCAGCACAGGATGGAGGCAATAGAAAAATAACCACCATTTCATTTTGGACAAAAAGAACAGAATTAACTAGCTCTTACGAAATGTTACTAATGGCAGGTGTTAATAGTGCTAATTACACATCTCTTGGATTTGGTACAGGCAATGAAATAAATTTTCACTATTACAATGGTGGAAGTTACCCTTATAATTTCACAACACAAAGATTGTTTAGAGACACTTCAGCTTGGTATCATATTGTAATTGGCATGGATACTACACAAGCTACAGACACTAATAGAGTTAAATTTTATGTAAATGGAGAGCAAATAGCTGATAGTGATTTGGGTACTAATGTATATCCTTCTCAAGATATAGATACTCCATTTAATAATAACTCAGCAACCTACCCAATGGAAATTGGTAATGATTCTGTTTTTAGTATAGGTGGAATTGCTTATAGTGGATATATAACAGAGTTTAATTTTATAGATGGCTCACAATTAGCACCAACAGAGTTTGGTGAATTTGATGAAGATAGTGGCATATGGAAACCCAAAGCATATACAGGTTCTTATGGCACTAATGGATTTTATTTAGACTTTGAAACCGCAGGTTCATTGGGTGCAGACTCAAGTGGTAACAGTAATAATTTTTCTTTAGTCAACATCACATCCGCAGACCAAGCAACTGATACACCGACTAATAATTTTTGTACGCTTAACCCTCTTAGTTACAATGTTCCTTACACTGCATCACAAGGCAATACCAAATATGTAAAAAACGATACTACTTATGGAATGGCTTCAGGAACACATTATGTTGGAGCAGGTAAATGGTATTGGGAAATTAAGGTTACAGATTTTGGTACATATAGTAGCTGTAGTTTTGGAATTATAGATGCGTATAAACCAACTGTTGATGCTAATGAGCGTGGATATGAGGACCCTTCATTAGCTGCTACCAACCCAGACATTTTAGCTATGAGTGGTGCACCCAATAATTGGTTTATGAATAGTAATGGAACAATATCCAATAATGGACCAACAAGTAGCGTTGACTATACTTTCTACGAAGGGGATATTTTAGCTTTTGCTTTAGATATGGATAATGGAGCATATTGGATGGGTAATTCAAGATACTCGGGAGTAGCTAATGGTTCTTTTTGGATAGCACCAGGCGGTACAACCACAAGTGGTAGTGTAGCTACAACCGACCCCACAAATGGAAACTATGCTTTGGTTGGCGATGGCGGTGGTACTAACAGTGGAACTCCTAATTTTAATGGTGGCACGATAACAGGTGGCAGTTTATTAACAGCAGGTTTTACACTAGTAACGCCCTTACTAGGTGCATACCATAGCAACACCGAAGTTACCCTAGAAGTAAACTTTGGTGGGTTTACATCTTACGGAGAAGATGGTGGATATTCAGATGCTAATGGATATGGTAATTTTGCTTATGCAGTACCATCGGGTTTTTACTCTCTTTGCTCAAAAAATATTGCAGAATTTGGAGGTTCGGGATAATGGGAGCTTATACAACAATAGACGACCCATCTGTATATTTTCAGACTAAAACCTATACAGGTACAAGTGGCATACATGATGTTACTCTTGATGGTAATTCAGATATGCAACCTGACTTTGTTTGGTTTAAAAATAGAACTGTAGGATATAGTCATTCACTATATGATAGTAGCAGAGGTGTCAACAAGCCTTTATCTTCTGACCTTACAAATGATGAAGGAAGTATTACTAATGGCTTAACAAGATTTGACTCCGATGGTTTTAGAGTTTCTTCAGCAGCAGCTATAAATGAAAATTCAATAGTTTGTTGGAACTGGAAAGCTAATGGTGGTACGACCTCAAGCAATACTGATGGAGATATAACTTCAACTGTACAAGCCAACACCACAGCAGGGTTTAGTATTATGACTTACTCGGGAACAACTGGTGATGTTCATACCATAGGACATGGACTGGGAGTTACTCCCGAGGTTTGGATTGTAAAACAAAGAAGTGGTAACTCAGAATTTAAAGATTGGTTCTTTTGGCATCATCATATGGCGGCTAGCAACATTATTGACAACAGGATGATGTTTCTTAATACAACTGCTGGTATAGCAACATACACAGGTATTAATGCTGTAACTAGCACTACCATTAGAGTTAAAAGCTCTACAACAGCACAAAATGGAGACACTTATGTAGCTTATGCTTTTGTTGGAAAACAGGGTTATAGTCAGTTCGGCAGTTACACTGGAACAGGAGATGCAGATGGTCGAATGATAGCAACAGGTTTCAAACCTGCTTTTATATTATTAAAAAAATCAAGTGACAGTGGCGATAATTGGATGATGTACGATAACGAAAGACCTGGATTTAATGTGACGGACCAAGCCTTACGCCCAAATTCAGATGCAGCAGAATATGATAATGCAAATGCAAATATAGACATATTAAGCAATGGCTTTAAACTGCGTACAAGTTTTGGATGGGTAAATCAAAGCAGTCACACATACATATACATGGCATTTGCAGAAAATCCATTCGTAACATCAGATGATAGCGGATCAATCCCAACAACAGCGAGGTAAATTATGTGGGCATTAGTAGAATCGGGAAATGTAACAAAACTTTATGTACGACCTAAAAAATTAACAATAGGTGATGTAAATTATCCTAGTAATATATTTACTATGTGGTCAAGCTCTGAGTTAGAGGCACTAGGAATTTATGAAGTTATAGAAGATAACACCAACTTTAAAGATGATGGGTATTATATTAATACCAATCAAACTTTTACATTTGCTAGTGGAAAAGTAACAGCATCCTATGGTACAGCTACAGCTAAATCTTTAGACGATACGACTGATCCCGATACTGGCAAGGTTACTAGAGGTTTAAAATATAAACATTCACAAAAAATAGATAATGAGGCGTATGGGTTGTTACAACCTAATGATTGGATGGTAGTTAAGGCTACTGAAACAAGTGGCACAGTAGCAAGTGATTGGACTACTTATAGAACAGAAGTTAGAACAGCAGCACAAAGCATGAAAACAAAAATTAACGCAGTATCAACTGTAGATGCTTTAGCAGCACTATATGTTTATAACGATGCTACACCACCAGTTCGACCATTAGGTAAGTTTCCTGATGCACCAACATCATGATTTATACAATCTTACATTTAAGTGTTGCAATTTTTTGTGTTGCAGGAACAGCTGTTTTATTAATGGGTGATGATAATCATCCGCTTTAAAGGGAGAAAAATATGTTAGATATGTTATTAAAAATAATTCAGTTAGCACCTTGGGTTATTTCGGGAGCGTCTTTAGTTTGTGCTTTAACACCAACACCAAAAGACGATCAAATGTTGGGTAAAATATACAAATTGATTGATTGGTGTGCAATCAACGTTGGTAAAGCAAAAGACAAATAACTCATGACCACTACAAAAGAAGCATTAATTAAATTAGAAGCACATGAAAGAGAATGTGCTATTCGTTACGAATACATAGAAAAACGTCTTGACGAAGGTTCTGCTAAGTTTAAAAGACTAGAACTGATTCTATGGGGTTTGTATGGTTTAATTGCTGCTTCTTTAGGTGTAGATAAACTATTGTAGGAGAGTTAGATGCCTTTACAAAAGTTCCTTTTTAAACCTGGAATCAACAAAGAAGGAACAGCTTATTCAAACGAAGGTGGGTGGTTTGATTCTAATTTAGTTCGTTTTAGAAAAGGTCTTCCTGAAAAAATAGGTGGATGGGCTAAATCTAGTTTAGATTCTTTTCAATCAACTGCTCGAGGATTACATGCATGGGTTGGTTTAGATGGTACTAAGTATTTAGGCGTAGGAACCACATGGAAGTATTATATTTTAGCAGGTACTTCTTATTACGATATAACTCCTATACGTTCCACCGATGAAAACGTTACAACGTTTTCAGCTACTAATGGTAGTGCTGTTATAACAGCAACAGATACAGCTCATGGAGCTGTGGTTAATGATTTTGTAACTATTTCTAATGCGGTTTCTTTAGGTGGTAATATTACTGCTTCCGTTTTAAACCAAGAACATCAAATAACTTCTGTTCCTGATGTAAACACTTATACGTTTACCGCTTCTGCAACAGCAAACTCTAGTGATTCAGGTAATGGTGGTAGTGCTACAGATGCTGCTTATCAATTAAATGTAGGTTTAGATGTTTATGTGCCTTCTTCTGGTTGGGGAGCGGGAACATGGGGAACAGGAACTTTCGGTTCTACTACCGCTCTTAGTTTTGCTAACCAGTTGAGATTATGGTCACACGATAATTTTGGTGAAGATTTAATACTTAATCCTAGGTTTGGTGGAGTATTTTATTGGGATCAATCAAATGGTTTGACTACTCGAGCAGTAGCTCTTTCAGATTTATCAGGAGCTGATCTTGCTCCTACAAAAGCATTACAAGTTATGGTTTCTGATATTGATCGACATGTTATTTGTTTTGGTGCTGATCCTTTAAACACAGGAGGAACTGCTAGAACAGGGTCTATTGATCCTATGTTTATTGCGTGGAGTGATCAAGAAAACGCTGCTGTTTGGAATCCTTTAGCTACTAATACTGCAGGTTCTTTTAGATTATCTGCAGGTTCTTCTATTGTGGGGGCAACTAGAGCTAAACAAGAAATATTAGTTTGGACAGATACTTCTTTATATTCAATGTCTTTTATAGGACAGCCTTTTACATTCGGGTTAAATTTAGTTAATGAGGGAGTAGGTTTAGTTAGTCCTAATGCAATGGTAAATAGTCCTAAAGGTGTTTTTTGGATGGATAAAAAAGGTTTTTATGGATATAACGGAGCTGTTCAAGAAATACCCTGTACCGTACAAGACTATGTTTTTAGTGATATAAATGAAGTTCAAGCTTATCAAATTTTTGGTTTTGTGAATAAAGCTTTCGATGAAGTCGGTTGGTTTTATTGTAGTGCTGACGCAACAGTTATTGATAAATATGTGGTATTTAATTATGAAGAAAACGTTTGGACTATAGGAACTTTATCAAGAACTGCTTGGATAGACGAAGGTATTTTTGATAATCCGAAAGCAACATCTTCATCGTCGGATGTAGGTTATTTATATAATCATGAAATAGGTAATGACAATGACGGTAATCCTATGACTAATGTTTTTATAGAGTCAAGTGATTTTGATATTGATCCAGGAGGAGAAGATTTTCAATTCATTAGTAGAATTATTCCTGATATTAAATTTACAGGAACAGGATCAACAGGAAGTGGCGGACAAAGTGTTAATGTTGTTTTAAAACGTAGGAATTTTCCAGGAGAAAGTTTAACAACAGCAGTAACAAGTATTTGTGATTCAGCAACTACTAAAATAGATACAAGAGTTAGAGGCAGACAAGCAGTTTTACGCATAGAATCAGATGACGACGGAGCAACAGGAAGCACTGAAGGTGTTGGTTTTAGAGTTGGAGCTATGCGATTAAACTTTAGACCTGATGGCAGAAGGTAATGTCTAAACTGTTACAAACTAAATTACCTGTTTCGATTGGAGAGATATCTTCTGAAACATTTAATCGTTTAGTAAGAGTTTTAGAGTTAAGTTTAAATAGGGTTGATATAGATGCAACACTATCGGTAAACGAAACACAACGTAATGAAAATAAATTTAACAATGGCGATATTATATGGAATCTTTCTACTAACCAATTACAGCTGTGGAATGGTGAAACATGGATAGATTTATATTCTGGCAACGAAAAAGGTGTTCAAGCCGTAGCACAGATAGGCAATATAACTGTAGCTACTGGTGGAAATACTTCAATAGAACTGGGGATAAATTAAATATGAATATTAATAAATTAAGAGAAGAGTTAGAGTTTGATGAAGGCTGTATATATGAGATCTATAATGATCATTTGGGTTATCCTACTTTTGGTATTGGTCACCTTGTACTTGAAAGCGATCTCGAACACGGAGAACCAGTTGGAACCCCAGTATCAAAGGAACGAGTTATCGAATGTTTTGAAAAAGATATAGAGTCTGTATTTGCTGATTTAGAAAGAAATATGCCTTGGGCGTCTGATCAACCTGAAGATATAAAACGTGTATTAGCTAATATGTGTTTTAATTTAGGTATTACAAGGTTGTTAAAGTTTCAAAAGTTTTTAACTGCAATAGAAAAACAAGATTGGAATACTGCCGCAGTTGAGATGATGGATAGTCGTTGGGCTACACAAGTAGGACCTCGTGCGACTAGGTTAAGAGATAGAGTATTAAAAGGAGGATTATAATGCCAAAAGTAGGAAAGAAAAAATTTTCATATACCCCTAAAGGGAAAGCAGCAGCAAAAGCTTATGCTAAGAAAATGAAAAAGAAAAAAGGGAAAAAGTAATGCCAAAAAGTAAAAAGACTCATAAAACCAAAGACGGTCGAACAGCTAAAAAAGGTTTATATTACAATATAAACAAAAAACGTAAAGAAGGCAGAAAAATGCGAAAGAAAGGAGCTAAAGGTGCTCCGACTGCAGCAGCCTTTAAACGTTCCGCTAAGACCGCTAAGAAGCCTAAAAAGAAAAAGTAATGGCTAAGCCTAAGAAACGCAAAGAAAAGTCTATACGACGTACTACGAAGGGTAAGGGAGCTAATTTTCGATCTACTAAGTCTGGTGCAGGTATGACTAAAAAAGGCGTAGCGGCTTACAGACGTAAAAATCCTGGATCAAAATTAAAAACAGCGGTTACAGGTAAAGTTAAACGAGGCAGTAAAGCAGCAAAAAGACGTAAATCATTCTGTGCTAGATCAAAAGGTTGGAAAGGTGAACGAGGTAAAGCGGCTAGAAGAAGATGGAAATGTTAAATGTATGAGTATAACTGTACGGTTACTAGGGTGGTTGATGGCGACACTATTGATGTCATCCTTGATCTTGGTTTTTCTATTCTTCACAAGTGTCGTGTACGCCTTTATGGGATTGATACACCTGAATCAAGAACCCGAAATAAAGACGAAAAAGCCAGAGGTAAACTTGCGGCTAAGTTCTTAGAAGATTCTATTAAGAACGGTAAAGTAATTATTTTACAATCTAAACTAAAAGATTCTAAAGGTAAATATGGACGTGTTCTAGGAGCTGTTATCGTAGATGGAGTTGACATCAACGAAAAAATGATATTAAAATCTCTTGCAGTTAGATATCATGGGCAGAGTAAACAAGATGTAGAAGCAGAACATATGGAAAACAGACGTAAGTTAATAGAACTAGGTGAGTTTGTTCCAGTGGATGTGGAGAAATAATATGCAAAACGACGGTAGGTTTGGCGGGGATATGGATCGTAATGAAGTTGAGATGGATCTCAACAAATTTATGGCGATGATACAAGAAATATCTGATCTTAAAGATAAAATAAGAGATTTAGAAGCTGATGATAAAATAAACCCACATCAAAAGTGGATTCATTTAGCTAAAGCGGTAGATTCTTGGCGTATTTTCCCTAGAGCTTTTTTAACTGTTTATATTGTTTTATTGTATAAATGCACTATTTGGTTTATGGAACTTCCTGAACCTAGTTTTGAACAATCAGGTCTTATATCGATTGTTGTTGGTGCTGGTGCGGCTTGGTTTGGTTTATATGCGGGCACAACAGGTAGTAGTAAACAATTTAAAGGTGAAGATTCTTGAATAAAAAAGAAGAAGAACAACACGATAAGGTTTTTTCGTGGGCGGCAGTTTTCTTTCTAATAACGATAGTTATTGGTTTATCTGTTAATATAAATGCACAATCTAGTCAACAATCAGGAACAGCTTGTGTAAATGGTTCTCAGTATTGTGAAAATAATAGTTTAGATACTACTAATACAACGACGACGACCAACACTAATACAAACACCAATACAAATACTAACACCAACACCAACACGAACAACAACACCAACGTTAATACTAATACAACGACGAGCACAGCAACGAATACGAATTCAAACACTAATGTCAACACCAACACGAACAATAATATCAACACATCGACAGCAACTTCGACTTCGAACAACACCAATACAAACAATAACGTTAATACTTCGACTTCTAATTCAACAGTAAATTCGACTGTTAATCAAAACGTTAATAACACAAATAATTCGACTTCAACATCGAACAACACTAATACCAACACTAACGTAAATCAATCAACTTCAGATTCAAACGTTACAACAGATAATCGAAACGTAAACGAAAATAATTCAAGATCTGATAACACCAATAGAAACATAAATGAATCAAACAGCACTCAAACGATTAATCAAAACGTAAAAAGTGAAGCACCTCCTGCGTCTGCGATAGCTCCTAGTATCATGTCTTACTCACAAGACCTCTGTACAACAGGTGTCTCAGGAGCTTTTCAAGGACAGGTGTTTGGTTTATCTGGTGGTAAAACTATTGTTGATGAAAACTGTGAAAGGTTAAAACTATCTAAGTATCTATACGATATGGGAATGAAAGTAGCCTCAGTTGCATTGCTTTGTCAAGACAAAAGAGTATTTAAGGCTATGTCAATGGCGGGTACACCTTGTCCGTATAACGGTAAAATTGGTAAAGAAGCTACGGTGGCTTGGGAAGAAAACCCGCAAAAAAGACCTGATAAAGATGACGCTTTAGAAGATTATATTGCTCAATGTACACATGAAGCTAACCCCAACAGAGACAAGATTAATAAAGATGTTGTAGGTTTAGTTAAAAAAACTTATACACGGAAAACTAAAACAGCTAAACAATGCAAAAAAGAGTTTTATTCTACGCATTAGGGTGTTTAGTTAGTTTTAATGTATTAGGACAGTATACATACGAAGCTAATCAAGACCTTTATGATCTTAATGCTAATGCTAATAACTTCAACGGTGAGTTAGCATACGAGGTATCTGAT